TTAAGTCTTGATTGTTCAATATCGGGCATCTCCTTGAATCTTTCAAGTAGTGTTTCTTCTGACATAATTGATCTGTCTACAAGACTAATTAATTGAGTCTTAATAGCTGCTTCATCGGCTAATATGATTGCATCGAAATGTATGCGGGCCGGTTCTTTAAATTTCATGGCCTTTTGGACTATTCTAAATTCGTTGTCCCAAAATTTCTTAACAGCTTTACGGCCATATTCAAGACGTTCTATTAAAACTTTGATAGATACATAGTTATTGGTATAACTTGCATTTCCGCTAGAACCTGTTACTGCGGCAGAAATACCTAGTCCTTGATAGATACTGTTGAGTACAGGCTTGTATTTTTCTTCACCTAAAAATTTATATACTTGACTATTGCTTTCTTGAAACTTTAGATCTGGACCCCAAACTAAATCGAAAGTACCACCGCCCGTATTGCTTGCTATAATATTTCTAAGTTTATTAATAACGCCTTCTCTTGGCACTATTTTATGATCTAAACTACCAATTGTCCAGAGTCTAATATTAGATATAGCCCCGTCTAATGCTGCTAAATCAGCCATTCTCATTTTATTTAGCATGGATATATCATCTAGGATCGGGTGAACCATAGGATTTGCCCATACCAACCAATCATCTTTTTTGTAATGAAATATGCTAATCTTAGAAGAATCTAGCTCGGCTTCCTTTTTCCCGTCTTTAATTTGTGCAAGCAAATAATCCGGTAAATAATCCAAGTTGTCTGCGGCCTTTTTATCTCCCAAAAATTTTTCGTTAACTTTAATGAAGTATTTTTTATCTCCATTAATAGTTTTTATATCTATTTTTATAGGATTTATAAATTCGTAAGACCAAGGTATTTCGCGTCTGTATATAGGCATTTCAGATATAATGCTGTCAGCAGCCGCTGTTGATTGTTTAAACTCTGTTTCTTTTACCTTTGTAATTTTTGCAGTGTTTCTATGAACTACAACATTACCAATTCTATAAAAATAATTTAAAAAACGTTCAGTTCTTTCATCGCCGTCAACTTGTTTATAAAAAGCCCGATAGAAATTTTGTATCTTAGGGTCAGGATGAACAATTGTAACACCCTGAGAAGAAAAGTCCGCCATCAAGTCTACGATATTTTTAATAATACCCAAATTTTCGTAGGCGTTATTGCATTCACCCATAACCCGCTTTTGTTTTGTAGCGGTGGCTTCTCCGGGCCGAAAAGCTTCGTAGTCACGCCTGTCAAAAGAGGGCCTGACAGATATGCCCGGTTCTACATTTAGATACTCGCGGTTATTATATGCAGTTGACTTACTGAGTCCGCAGTAAGCATTAAGATCGTTTTCGTCAAAATCTTGATAATATTCACAGTTATTGTATATTTTTTTCATTCTAAACCTAATCGTATTGATAATTGATTGCCGTACAATTAGGTATACTCAATTACATGTAGTACCCGGAATTGTTTTCACCATTACTTTTAAACCATTCTGGTGCATCGTAATCATCACCAGTACCCAATTTTTCTCTTTCTATAGGCTGGGCAAATCCGCCGTACTGTTTATATGCGTCTAAGAAATTTTCTTTAGGTTTAGTGCGTGCAGACATATTTGCCATAACAAGTGCGGAATAACGGTCTTTTCTTAGTCTGCCCTTTTTACCTGTCCCGATGATGTATTCGGGAGTATCCCATCTTTCTCGTCCGGATGGTGTTTGCATTACATTGATCATGGACAGTTCGTTTTTTAGATTTTCTATATTAAATATGCAGTCTTCGAGGGTATCGTATATTCTCCCGTTGATATTGTCATATTCTATAGCCATTTCTATGCTAACGGGATCATAATATGGAAACAATAAAACTTTATCTTCAAAATCTTTTCTAAGCCCGTGATTTGCTTCTGCTGTCCAATCCGCTTTGGCAAAATTACAAAGCTTGAGAATATGCAGGCCCGCATAATCATCAGTGTCCTCGGGCTTTTCCGGGTCTATAACGGGCCATATGGCGAGTTCTCCTTCGGCTAGACGGCCTTTATCATGTAATGCTTCTGCAATCGTTCTACCGCCACCCTGAGAGTCCATAGCGATTTCTTTACAAGGGAATATCCTGAGAAGATCTCTAATTTTTCTAGCACAATAAGAATAAAAATCTGTTTCGGTAGTAAGTTTTGAGTTTAACTTTTCTTTATGCTGTTGTCTGTTGGTTGTCCAAGAATAAACTATCCTTCTGTGGTCGGGACGAATTTCTAAAATTACTATACTGAAATTATCGACTTCCGATGCAGGGTCGATGCCGTAAACATAATAACAGTCTTTATTGGCGTATAATGCCGGTTCGAACAGTACAGGCCCGCTAGGAAGGTTTACTTCGTTAGAATGAGATACAACACAAGATTCTATAAGAGTTCGCTTAAAAAATCCTTGAGAATCAGAAGAAAAAATAGCACCATATTCCATGTCGAATATACCCGCATGAACTGTAGCTTTTGCTCTAGCTATCATACCTTCATCCATGAGACCGTCAGGTAATGAGCTTACAGGAATTCTTATGATTGAATAATGACTAGCCTTAAGAGCAGAGTGATTTTTATCTCCTAGCAATTCAGTCATTTTTTCGGGATCGCCCTTTGTGCTTATACGGGCATGATAATCTTTCCAGTATTTAGCAAAATGATTAAACTCGTAATATGCAGTACCGGCTAATACAATCTGGTTCCCAACACTTGAAGGATCAAATTCTTCCTCGGGTGGAGTCATTCCTAATTTTTGTCTTCTTTTATGCTTTACTTTTTCATTAGGAGAAGACGAAACGTTGGCAAAACCTGCTACAACTGTTTCGAAAATTTCGATAGGTATTGAATTATGCTGCCGAAAGCCTTCTGCGTAAAAACTGTTGGTAATCGGTAAATAATAATCATATAAATTTTGCTGGCTATTTAATTTCTGTACAGATACAATTTTTTGAAAATTATCTAAAGACTTTAAATATTCTACATAATTAAAAGCATCTTCATATTTTATAAACCTTTTTTGGATTTTTTCCCCAGTTAATAAATAGCAAATTTTCCATTTATTTCTATTTTTATCCCAAGTTATATATGACGGTTCTTCTGTTGTCACGCAATTATCTATTGCATTTTTAAATCTATCTACATTTAATAGTAAAGCAAAATTTTTAGCAATATTATTATTCCACCTAACAAACCATTGACTGTTATCGCTAATATTTGAATTTCTTTTATTTATATAACCGTCAAATCCAAGCTTGTTTGATAAAAATTGAACATCCCTACATAATCTTTCCGAAACAGAATAATATGCTAAACCAATTTTATTTTCAATATCTCTATCCTGCCATAAAAAACAAGAACCGTCTCCGTCAAATAATCCAGAAAAAAAAGATATGATAGTTTTTTTTGTTGATTTTAAAATAGATTTTGGTACTATCTTAGTATGGGCAGTAACATAATCTAGGCCAAGTTTAAATAATTTATTTCTTAAGTCTTTATCATATAAATATAATCTATAAGATTTTTTACAACTCCATCCTCTTTTGTCAACATAAGCATCTTTAACGAAAAATTTAAAATTGAATTTGCTTACAAGTTTAGAGCATAAGTTTACATCGGTGGTTGTAACCTGAATTAGTTTTTTATTAACTACAGATCCTTCGCTAACTAATATTCCTAACAACCAAGCAAGATCTTCTGTTAAATCCTCTGGGTCAGTATTTGAAAAAATTGAATTTTTAGATTTTTCTACGAATAAAGTTTCGTCAAGTTCTTTTGGTTTTTTCCAGCCTTTATTCGTCATTACCTGATGATTTTCTGAACACCTGATGACATTTCCGTTTTCAAGTTTAATTTCATATACATCCGTTAATGGTGTTTTAATAAACTTGGCTGGCAATTCTGTCGGGCATTTTTCATCCCCCGTAATAATTTCATGAGAATCAAAATCTTCAATTCTTATAAAACCGTCCGTTGTTTCAACTATGCTTCCGGCCTCTAAACATGCAAATTCGTCGGTAACAATATCATGTGCTCTAGCCCCTCTAATTTTATCACCAGTTCCTAGCGGTAAACAGGTAATAGTGCTATTATTTATTTTAAATATTAATCTGTCAGGATCTTTGTACGGGCCGCTTTCTTTAGTGCATAAACTTCTTAATATGGGTGCATTATTCCATATTTCTTCCATGTAAGAAAAAAGAACTTTACTTTGCCTGAATGCAGAGCCTACGATAATAATTTTGCGTTTAGGAAGAAATAATGCTCTGAGTAATGCATAAACAGACATAGTCCAAGATTTAGAAGCTCCGCGAGAAGCTATAATCATTGGATATTTTTTAGTCCATAATTCTTTAAGTATTACCATTTGAAATGGTAAGATGTCTATGTTTAAAATAAATCTAGTTGCGAACCTAAAATAGTCCGGATTAGACATAATATAAAAAAGCCTCTTCATTGTTATTTCAGG